TAAACAAAGACGGGCCGCCGTCAGCAAAAGCGGAGAAAGGAGAACAAGTGGAGGCATTGCAAAAGGCGGAGGCCGAAATCAAACTCAAAAAATATGCAATGGAAGAAATCAATGACGCCGATTCAGCGATTGACGCTCTGCGTGTCATCGGTTATTTGTTCCTGAAGGAAAGCCAGGAATCAGACCATGACGAAGCGCCGGAACAAATTGAAGCATTGAAGACCTGCATTGAAAATCTTAAAACCTTTATTGCCTCGGAAATCATGGAAATAGACGGTGATGACGAAGACTCTGTAATGCAGATGGCTGAAAAACTCGGCGCTCTGGCCAAAGCAGGTGCGCGTCATTCCAAAGGTGATCTCGAAAAGATACAAGCAATCCATGACCACTCAACCACTTTAGGCGCTGAATGCAAGGCCGAAAAGTCGGAAAAAGGTGATGAACTGCAAAAAATAGAAACAGCGAAAAATGAGGCTTTAGCCAAAGTTGATGAACTGACCAAGGGCTTTGCCGGGCTTTGGGATCAGGTCATAGAACGTGACGAAAAGATAAAGAAACTCGAAGCACAGCCGGAAGAGACGAAGGGTGTGCTCAAATCAGTGGCGGTCAGTAAAGTTGACGACACAAAGGGTGAAATCCAGAAAGAGGAAGAACCCAAAACAGCAAAGGACGCTATCAAAAAGGTCTTTCGCGACGGTGGAGTGGCGTTAGAGAAATTCTAACGATTTAAAAATTAAATATCAGGGTTCGCTAAAAGTCCGGCCGGGCTGAAGGCGACGCAAGAATGAATGAAGCGGCTAGTAGGAGCCTACTCTCCTTACTATGCCGCTTTTTTTGTTGCCCTGACCAAAAATCTTAAAAGGAGAAATTTAAAATGAACAGAAACATTTCAGCGGAAACTATCGCTATGTTAAAGGAAGCTTTATCGAAAGGTGACGCCGAACTCGCAAAAGCGTGGGTGCAGCAGACCAGTGCTATCAGCGGCATTACCGCTTACGACCTCGAAGCTCCCTCGAAAAAGCTTTACCCCGTCCTGACTCCTCTCCGTAACAAAATACCGCGTGTCGGCGGCGGACGAGGTATTCAGGCAAACTGGAGGGCAGTAACCGGAATTAATACAGCCGGACTGTCGATGGGCGTCTCCGACGGAAATCGCGGCGGCGTTATCACGACTACTACTGCCGATTATCTCGCAATCTTCCGCGAGCTTGGTCTGGAAGACTATGTAACCTGGGCGGCTGACTTCGATGCAGTCGGCTTCGAGGATAAAAAGGTACTTGCTACCGAAGGCCTGTTAAGAGCAGTTATGATCGGCGAAGAAAAGCTGATCCTCGGCGGTCTCGGTACCTGGGCACTCGAAAGAACTCCGACTCCTTCTTGCACTCCGACAGCGGCCAGCGGAACTTGTACCTATCTCCATGATCCCTATACGATCTATTGTATAGCCCTGACGATGGCCGGATACGCGAACTCTACGATTGACGCGATCGTTCAGGACGTTACCCGCGCGATGGCTGACGGCTCCGGTAACGATACCTATGGCGGCGGATCTGCGAGGATCTCCGCTGCTCAGACCGCTTCTTGCGGTGGTACGAATACCGGATACGGGATCGCCTGCTCTGTCGCGGCAGTCCCTGGCGCGGTCGCTTACGCGTGGTTCTGGGCACCGAATGGCGGAACGGTGAAATGCGGCGCGATTACTACCGTCAATTACTACATGATCGCTACCGACGTACCGACCGGAGCACAGACTTACGCCTCCCTCGATAACGCTTCCGATCACTCGAAGAATACCTACGAGTTCGACGGCCTGATCTCGATGATCGCGAAAACCGCGAGCGGTTCCTATATCGTTTCCAACGATAACGCGGTGCTGACGGCGGGTACCGACGGCGGCATTACCCAATTCGATACAGCGTTACAATGGTTCTGGGATAACTACCGCTTATCTCCGACGGATATCTGGGTTAATTCTCAGGAAAAGAAAAATATCCGCGCGAAGATAATGACCGGAGCAACTGCTGCGGCTCAGCGCTTTGTCTTCAATGTTGAGCAAGGACAAGTAAAGGGCGGTACGATGGCTATTTCCTACCTCAATCCGTTTGTCATGGGCGGTGCGGCGGAAGAAATACCGATCAATCTCCACCCGAATATCCCTCCGGGAACAGTTCTTTTTACCACGGACGTTCTGCCCTATCCATTGAGCAACGTAACGAACGTCCTGCAGATGAAGTTACGGCGTGATTATTACGCGATTCAGTGGCCAATGGTTAAACGGCGCTATGAATACGGCGTGTATTTCGACGGCGTTTTGCAGAATTACTTCCTACCCGCTTTCGGTATGATTAATAATATCAAAAACGGATAACCGAAGTAATCAAGAGGCAACGTAAAAACAAACAAAAGGGCGGGTGCAATTCCGGCCTGCCCTTTAATTTAACAAGGAGGAAATCAGCGATGAGAATGAAACTCCCAGAGAACGTAAGTTCTATCAGTATCGGTGAAGCTGGCCAGCTGGAAGAAGTCGAAGAAGGAATCGTCGAGGTACCTTTTGAGCATGTCGAGCAGGCAAAACGGCACGGCCTTACAGTTCATACCGAACAGCCAGCGGACTCAGATAATGGAAATAAGGACGGCGGCGATAAAGATTATCAGACAATGACAAAGAAAGAACTCGCGGCCAAACTCACGGAAAAAGGGATTGAAGTTCCCACACTCGCGACGAAAGCCGCGCTTATCGAGCTATTAACCGAATCCGAAAAATCGCCGGAGGAATAAGTAATGGTCGATCCAGGTGATCTCTGTACTTTAGCGGACGTAAAGGCATGGCTCAAGCAGGGTAGTGTTGCCGTTACTGGAATATCAAAAGCCGCAAACGCCGTTATCTCGGCTCCGGCTCACAATATCCAGACGGGAATACAAATTATCCTGACCGGAGTCTTGGGAATGACGCAGATCAACGGCCTTGTATTGACTCCGACCGTTATCGATGAAAATTCCTTCTATGCGAATCTCGATACTTCGGGAATTGGCTTTACTGCCTATACCAGCGGTGGGTTTTTCGGAGCCGATGATGTTTTGCTTCAAAACCTAATTACCGCAATGTCGGAAGCTTGCCGGAATTATACGAGCCGAATCTTTAATATAGAAACATATACCGAAACTCATAGCGGTAAAGGTTACGGCCAGCGAGAGATGTTTCTTCGCGAGTATCCCGTCGTCTCTATTACCTCGGTAACGATCGACGGTAATACAATTTCGGCGCGAGTCGGCAACGGAAACGGATATAATTATTCCAATGACCTTCAGAACGCGGAGATTGTCTTATATGGATATGAGTTCACCCGCGATGTCAATAACGTCGTTATTGTTTATTCGGCGGGATACGACACTTTGCCTCGGGATCTGTGGCAGTCCGGCGTCGAATTAGTCGCCTATCGTTATAAGAGTTCCGATAAAATCGGCTTCCGAAGCAAAACTTTAGCCGGAGAAACGACAAGCTTTATAACTTCCGAGCTTCCCGATTCTGTCAAGGCAGTATGGGATCGTTATGTAAAGAGAGTCATTTATGATTAACGCTGTTGTAATAGGAGATCCGCGCCGGATAAGTAGTAATATTCGAGCGCTTTTTCCCGAGACGATGCAAGCCACCGGCAAGAGTATGGCGCGGCTCGTCTTCGCCTTGAGTAACAAAATAAAGTTTCAGAAGCTATCCGGTCAGGTTTTGAGAAATAAGACGGGAGTTCTCCGCGATAGTATTTCGCCTTCGGTTCGAGCGGATGGTAATTCGATTATTGGCCAGGTAGCTACGAATGTCGAATATGCGCGAATCCACGAGTACGGTGGAGAAATCCATCACCCTGGCGGGACGGCATATATGTTCGATAAGAGTTCCGGCCGCGCTATTTTCGTCTCGAATAATAGCATGTGGGCGCATTTACTTCCAAGAACGGCTCCTCACTTGATCCCGATGCCCGAGCGGTCTTTTATGAGGACAGCACTTCAAGAAATGGAGCCGGATATACGAGCAACTTTTGAGAACGCGCTTTCGGAAGTCGTTTCAAAATTGGGGAGAGCGTAATGATTAGCAGAGAAACTATTTATAGTAAGCTCTTTACCTTAGTCCTCGGACTTAAAGGGACTCACGGTATCCAGACGGTCAGCCGCAAATTGAAGCACTTTGCTGACGTGCCTCCGGCTCAACAGCCTGCGATATTTCAAGTTCAGCGCTTCGAGGATCCAGTCCAGACGAGATTGCTGCCGACGAAGTGGAAGCTGAATGTTGATCTCTACGTTTATGTCAATACGGCGAAGAATCCGAACGCTTCTCCGGCCGTATTGCTTAATCCGATTCTTGATGCGATCGAGGCTCTTTTCCCGCCGGAAGAAGGAAATATTCAGACTCTCGGCGGACTTTGTAGCCACGCGTGGATTTCCGGCAAGATTGAAACAACGGAAGGACTACTCGGCGATCAAGAAGTCGCTGTCGTCCCGATTGAAATATTAGCTCCGGTTTGAGGAGGGAATCATGGCCGAAAAAGTATTTAGTAAGGAAAAAAAGAAGTTTGATGCGGATGAGATCAAGAAAGTCATCGACGAATGGTTTTTGCGGAATTTTCATAACCGCGCTGGGATCAGCGATACTCACGTATTTAAGGAAATAAGTGAGGCGAAAGCCGATCTCGTAAAGCAGTTTGAATAATTATAACAAAACAATAAGGAGGAAATAGAAATGGTTTACGAATTTGGTTCAGGTATTTTGTGGGGCATTCCGAGTATAACTCTTGCCGGTGTTGCAATTACTACGCCGACTCCGGTTCCTTTTGGAGCGCTTCAGGATGTAAGCGTCGATATATCGGGATCGGTAAAAGAACTGTTTGGCCAGTATCAATATCCGCTGGCTGTCGCGAGAGGAACGGCTAAAATAACCGGAAAGGCAAAATCCGCACAGTTCCAGGCCAGCCTTTTCAATTTGGTATTCGGCGAAACGCCGGCGACCGGAGAAAACAAGGTCATCAATCAGGAATCAGGTACGATTACCGGAAATTCCGTTACCGTCGCGAATAACGGGACATTCCTGACTGACCTGGGCGTTTCTTATTCGCTTACGGGATTAAAGCTGACTCGCGGAGCGACCGCCTCGGCTCAAGGTATTTATTCCGTTTCTAACGGTGTTTATACTTTCAATAGCGCCGATAATAATACCGCCGTCAAGATTTCTTATATCTATACAGGAGCCGCCGCGCCAGGCCAGATTATTACGATCAATAATCAGCTCCTCGGAAATCAGCCGTTCTTCCAGCTGGTAATGAATCAGCAATTTGCCGGAAAGAATTTTACCTTGACTCTTTTCCAGTGTATTGCCTCGAAACTGACTATGGCGACGAAGCTCGAAGACTGGGCGATTCCAGAATTTGATTTTGCGGCGATGGCTAACTCGGCCAATCAGATAGGTACAATTTCCGTAGCGGAGAGTTAAGCCGTTATGTGGAATAGAGCGCTAAATGCTTTTAGATTTAGGGCCATGGC